CGAATACATTAGTTATTTGCAGACAATTACAGGCAATGCAAAGTTGTTCTGGAAGTATCAGTTTTGAGGTGACGATTATGAGTGAATTTGAAAATCATGTTTTTGATGTTTGGAATCGCTTTGTAAGAAATATGCCTTGCTGTCCAGAAGATGGTTGTGATCGTTGGTGTGATGGTGAGAATATTCTATGCAAAACATATGAAGATGCACAGAAGGTCGCTGATTATATTGATGAAAAGGCTGGAGCGTCAGTATCTGCTACTGGTTTTTATGACCCAGAAGAAGATAAACGAATGGGGTGTGTAGACAAGTACACCGGTTGGTATTACGTCACGATTTGATAAAACAGTTCTTCTAGGAGGGAAGATAAAATGAATGAAAAGCAATTTGCAATTGATACACCTATCGGAAAGATTATCGCAGAAGGCATTACAGAGCCATATCCTGAGATTGTGATTTACCTTAAAAGAAATGATGGCGAAACAATTAACTTGTCTAGTATCAATTACGAAAGTGGTGGTGATATTGAAAATTATCTTTGGATGGATGTGTTCAGTGATGAGTACACGAATCATAAGAGCTGGCCGTTTGAAGATTTGACCGCAGATTTTTCTTAATAAATATAAAGGAGTAAAACAAAAT